TTTCATTAGTACCATCAATAGCATTTTGCCTTTGTATGTTGTAGTCTTTCAATCTTAACTGACCACTTCTTAATAACCTGTCCTGCATAAGGCGAAGCTCTTGAATACTATTAGCTCCGTCTAAAAAGAATTGATTTAATCCAGTGTGCCCGCTTCCCTCTGCTTCATTAAGAACTTTAGCAAACTCCCTTGAGGCACCATCTATCTCTTTTTTCTTAGTTTCTCTTGCATCTCTTTCCGCAAGGAGCATATCACTTATGCCGCTGCCAATAGAAGCCCAGTCTATTTCATTAGCGACTTCTCTTTTTACATAACCTGCATATGTCTTTGCCATGATATTAACCTCTTGATTTTGGTTGTAAAAGAGTTGGAGTATAATCTAAAGGATTTGGATTTACAGTTAAGCCACTTCCAAACTCCATCCCTCCTTGAAATACATCAGGTAAAAATACATCCTGACCTTGATATTGTCCATATCTAGTTGGACTAGCTGAAATAGCCTGTTGACTTACTAAATCACCACCTACACTAGTAAAATCAGGACCTTTTCTTTGAAACAAAGGAATCAATTCGTTCTGATAGTCTACAACTGTTTTCCCTAAACTTTTTAATCCTTGAAAGCCTTGGCTTACTGCTTGTTGTTGAGCCATCTGAGCATCTCTGGCTGCTTGCTGCGCTCCCGTTACTCCCATTAAATCTAAATTAGCCAAACCAGAAGCCAATCTTGCGTCTTCTTTTGCTGCTAATTCTTGTAACCTTAACATATCCTCTTCTTGTTTGGCGGATATTGCACGCTCTCCTTTTTGAGCTCCCATAAGAACCCTTCCTGCTGTAGCAGCTGCTCCTCGTTGCTCGCCCTCTACACCTGCTTGCAAGGCTTGAGCTCCAGTCTGTCTTATGCCTTCTCTGGCTTCTTCATACCCTCTCATTGGAGCTGATATACCTTCTAAATAGTTTACGCCTAAAATTTTTCTTGCTTGCTCCATTGATTTAGCCGCTTCAGCTTCAGCCTCTCTTCTAAGCTTGTTTTGTTTTCCAGCTTGAACAAAAGATTGTGCAACTCCTGCTGCCGATAAAACTGTTCCTGCTATAGCAAATCCTACTCCTGCCATAATTTTTTTATTTTATTAATAGTTTTTTTTGGCAAATCTTTATAGTCATTGGTATAAACTTCTGCCTCTGCTTTTTCAAATGTTTTTGCTTTTGTTTTATAAACACAACACCAATCGGTATCCTCGTGTATATAAAGAACTCTTTGAGCTCCTGCTTTTGTAAATATAGTTTTAGGAGCTTCTATAGTATTAACTTCTCCATCATCTCCCAAATAAGAGACCTTACCTCGTAATAAAAAAGAAGGATGGTTTTGTTTATGAATCATACTTACTACAAAAGAGCCCTTAGGCATAAAAATTTCACGAGTATATAAGCCTCCCTCTATGTGTTGTTTTAAAGGGAAAAATTCCTGCATTTCTTTAGACTGAACATCTCCAGCTTTATGTTTTACAACTCCTTGGACTTGTTCTAATTTTTTAGAAAACTCAGCAATTTTGTCCCACATCATACCTCTATAGGTTGTGATGTTAGTTATTATCTCAACTGGCAAAGCTTCTACACTCATTTAACTACAAAGATACTAATTTTAGGGATAGCTTTTCATTACTTCTGATTCTACTGCAAATAACTCAGCAGCTGAAGTGTCTGTGTTCGTTAAAGTGAAATCACAGTAATGGCCTAGTATGCCGTGAGATTCAGCTACAGCATTTTTAACAAACATAATATATGGATTTTGTATTGGTATGGGGCTAACAGCTCCAGCAGTTGTTGCATCCAGTATTATGTTGTTTGTTAAGTTTTGTAAATCTACATTTATAGACGTTACTGTTCCAGCTAATTGAGGAACTGTATAAGGAGGCTGTGCAAAATAAACCACATCCCCTACACTAATAATACTACCTATAGACACCAACGGCGAAGTAGAAAAGTTAATCTGAGGTGCTGCACTTGTACCTGTAATGGTTTGGGATTGACCAATACCATTTACTGAGCGCAATACAAACTCATCATCTCCCGCAGGTATTTGACCGCTATTTCTAACAAAGGCAAACCAAGCCCCTTCTTTTTTAACGAAATATGTTTTCTCTATAAAGCCACTAGTCTCAATGTCCGAACGTAATGTAGCTGTCCAGGCTGAGTTTGATTCTAGATTAAGCGTTTTGAATATTTTATTCTCTAAAGGGTTTTGGTTAAAAACACTGCTTATAGTAGAATTATATTGGCTTTCATAAAAATTGTTTCTAGTTTCATTTACATTATGTCTATATATATTGCCATTTTTGAATGAGTAAAAATAATTATTCATTCCAAGCATCCATTCAGGGACATAAGAATAAAAAGAAGGAAAACCTTTGGAGGACTCGCTGTATGTTAAAGTATAATTATCAGCCATAGTATTTTCTTAAACTACAAATTTACGAATTAAAAGCTTACTTGTTTTTATTACAACTGAGTGAGCCATTTCTTTGCTTGATTGTAAAATAAATTATCCGGAAAGGCATTGGTGTCTAATCTAAGGATATTATGTTTGTCAAAAACTGGGTCACAACTATAATGTGCTATATAACAACTATCTGTCAAATCATTTATGTTTGGATAGTAACAATTGTTTTCATTTAACATTCTTATCTTATTGTTGTGACAGGCAATATTTAATCCATGCATCGCGCACCACCAAGAATGTTGATTGCCCTTTTCTTTTTCAGTAACTAATTTGGAATACAAAATAATATCATTCATTATGGATTTAATGGTTTTAACCCTTCCTATCACATTAAAACCACCATTCATATATCCCTCATTATTATGTGTAAGATACTCGCTTATAACCTTTCTATTTTGCCCATCAGGTCTAGCTATATGCATATGCCAATCCTCATATGTTGAATCAGCTATAACAACATCATAACTTATGTGGTCGTAAATAGACGGATGTTTTTTTAAATGAACTAAATCAGCATCTATTATTTCCACAACCTCATCATCAGGCAAGTCTTCTATTATTTGTTTTGCTGCTGTAAATACATTGATTGGTATATGCCATTGTTTATCGCTTTGAATGTAATCATATACTGAATCTACCATTTTATACGGCAGCTTCATATCCCAATCAACATCTTCCACTTTGTTTTCGTTATAGTGATTGTATCTTATTATAGGAATAATAGCTTTGTTCTTAGCTTCATCCCCATAAACCTCTAAATGTTGATACTGAAAAAAAAGTACCTGAGGTCTAAAATATTCTACAGCTACAGCTACGGGTATTGTAATCATACAAATTTGTAATGAACAAAAAAGTTTCTGAAATATTTACCTTGAAAAGGTTCTTTTCTTCCGTGTTCACAAACCGCTGATTCGTAAAGTATCATATCTCCTGGCTGAGCATACACCTTATACCACTCTCCATCATGTCCTTGAATATCTAATGGCCAGTCGTCACCATATTCTTTATTTTGACATCCACACCTTAAATCCTTATCCACAATAATTATTGAAGATATGTGATGAGTTTCAACTCTATCTACATGAGATTTTAAAGTAGCGTTTTTAGTGTAAGACCTAATCCCGTAAACATAGGAAGGCTCTAGTTTTGTGCCACTAAACTTTTCATGAATTGGCAGTAGTTGATTATGTATTAAAGTTCTAATTGATGGTATATTATCAAACGATAACAACTCACTATCTCCCGTTGGTATAAATGTATCCTTACTGTCAAACTCTTCACGAACAATTTTGTCTTTTAAAAGCTCATATGCATCTTTAATTAAACTCCAAGTTTCTTCTGGACATTTTATAACTTCAAAACCATTTTTAGTTAACCTTGGAATCTGAGATATATCAGTATACTTCTTAGTTTCTTTAGGCTTGTTTGCATACATTTGATAATCAGCAGAGCCATCCCATACATTCTCCCTCCACCAAGAGGTGATAATATATTTTTTACCTTTCAGTATAGGCATACCCTCGTGCATTGCCTCATCCAAACAATTTCCTTCCGACATATTTTGCCAGGCAACAGCTTTGCCCTGCTCTGGTTTTACTGTAATTCCTAAATTAGGAAAATCAGTACCTCCGCCGTCAAAATCATCATTAAGATAAATCATCAATGTATGTGTTCTATTTCCAGAAGCCAAACAATGTTTATCATAAGCAGGTCCTGAAAAAAAATCTTGATGAGGTTTAAAGTATTGTCCCTCCTCATATAATTGACCTTGAAGGTGTTCTCCCTTAGATATATCTATACCCAAAAAATTAGATATTTTATCGTGTATCTTTTGAACTAAGGGGTGATTATGGTCTAAATTGCAAGTGCTAGAAGTTCTTGATTTTGATATTGTGCTTACATCATAACCTCCTTCAACTACTGAAGAAGGCTGATGATTTGCGTCAATCATCTTCATAACTTCTAAGCAATCCTCTTTACTTAGGAAGTCTTTTATTTCATTCATTTTAATTTAATTTAATTCGGATAAACTATTGTACAATCAGCTACCGCAGTTCCACTAACAGTTAATGTTATTATAGCCTCTCTACTCCAACTATTACTACCATTATAAGTAACAGTTACTGTAGTTCCTGTTGTTGCTCCAGAGCCAGCGGCAGGACTTAATGTAAAATAATTAGAAGCATTTCCTCCTACAGCCACACTCCAAGAACCATTAGTTTGAACTGTTATTGGTGCAGTTCCACTAATCCCTGGCGTAAACGATTGAACTGGACATCCAGACGTAAAGCTACCTGTAGGTGTAGGCGCAGTAGGCGTTGGAGGCGTTGGCGGAACAGGCACAGTCGGCGTTGGCGGCGTTGGCGGCGTAGGTGCTGGCAAACAATCAGTACAATTAGAATAATTTGCCGTAACATCATTTGTGTTAGATGGAGCTCCTCCAGCAATTACTTCATAACAAACATTGCCATAAGCATCTATCTTAACGGCTTCTCCTGCGCTATATGAACCGGTTGTTCTAAAGTAAACCGTAGAACCTCCTTCACAAGGTGCTGCTGAATAATAATTATAACTCGGTGGAGTCGGTGGAGTCGGTGGAGTCGGTGGAGTCGGTGCTGTAGGTGTCGGTGGAGTCGGTGGAGTCGGTGCTACTGGTACAGGAGTAGGTGGAGTAGGAGCAACACAAGTTGTCTTACTGCTTAATACTCCGGTATTGCTTATTATAACGCCAAAAGATGGTGTAGTTCCAGATTGGTCTAAACCATACCAACTATCACCACCAACAAATGGTGTTGTTAAACCGGTGTCCGTATATCCAACATCTCCATTACCAGGAGTGGCTGTATTAAAATATATATCACTTGATGTGGTATCGCTACAAGCCAAACTTGAAGATGTTTGTGCTGTAGTTTTTTTGTAAGTAAAATAAACACAACTAGGACAAGTTTGAGCAACTTCTAAAACACAATTTACTTGTCTTCTTGTAATTGTTCTATCGGAATATATACCATCTGGGGCGCAAGTTGTAAGCGCTTCATCAGTATATATTGCAGTTGCACTGCTAAAGGTTGCTGAATCAAAATAATATGTCCCTGGTGTCGCCATTATATTTTATTTTTTATTAAATACATCCCAAATGTCCTGTAAATTGTAATGTTTCAACCGCACTAGTAGGCGTTGTAGTTCCTGGATTTCCATCGTAAACAAAGTATGAATTGGTAGATATTCTATATCTTGTGTCTGCCGTTTGTGGTGGTGGCGTAGATAAGAATACACTTACAGCGCCAAAGTTTGGGTCACATGAATTATAAACATAATACAATCCCGATGGGGTTGGTGCTACTGGCACAGGCGTTGGAGTTGGAGCGGGAGGACAAGTAAATACTGTATCTACATTTCCGTTTGAATCAAAATCAACCGCATATTCCGCACCATCTCCTCCAGTATCTTTAAGCCATACTGTATATCCTGCCGCTAATGGGTCGCTGGTATAAAGTTTTGTAGTTAAAGCCGTGTCTGTGTATATAGCTAATCCATTAGTTATCGCAAAAGAATAATTAATGTAATACGTTAAACCGGTTGTAATTGAACAAGTAGCTGATGTAGTGTTATTGCCAGGAGGATTGCTTAAAGAAATAGTTCTATAAGCTGGTGGCGTTGGACTAGGAGCTACTGGTACAGGAGTCGGTGCTACTGGCACAGGCGTTGGCGTAGGAGTACAATTACAACAAGCGTCTTGAGCATCTAAAGTAGAATAACAAAGACTTGCTGCTGTTGATTTTCTATAATCCCATATAATATAAAGATTGCTTCCGCTGCTAGGCATAGCAAAGTTTGCTGAATAAACATTTGGAGCTCCAGTAGTTATAATAGGAGTCGCGTTTGTAGACGATGCTAATAACGAGTTTATGTCAGAACTGTTGTTTTGATAAAGAGTATTTGTTCTTAAATATTTTAACTTATTGACGTTGGCATCAAACACAAAATTATCACCCGTCTTTTTGTTGCTAGTAATTGTTACATTCGCTCCATCCCCAGGTATTATTCCAGCTCCTTGAGGTCCAGATACTGAAGTATATTGAGAAACTAAAGGCTGTGAAGTACCTGATGCAAAAGTAACTAAGTTAGAATGTAAAGGAGATGTAAATGTACCATCTGTCCATCTATATTCGTTATGAATAAACTGGCCAGCTTCATTATTACTTGTTACCGCTACATTGTATATTGTTATAACATCAGCTACTGGACACGAAACCATCACATCTACTGTATCTTCGGATACTTTAGAGGTAGAAACAGTCACAACTGCTTCAGTTACATTTACCACATCTTTAGGGAATGTAAATGAACCACTTACAAATACATTTCCTGAGCTATAAGTTTTGCCATTATAGTTAACACTAATAACATAAGCTGTTCCAGAAACAGCTTCCTCACTAACAATGTCAATTCCTGTTTCCGTAATAACATCCTCTGAACTTAATTCAGTTATAACGTTGTCAGTTCCTTCAAAAGGTATGGTATAAGTAACCGTTGATGTCCCAACAAGCTCAGACATATCCAAAGTAAATGAAGCTGGAGATGATGCGGAAACAGTTAAGTTTTTGCTTACACCACAAGATAAAGGAATCACTGGTTTCGGTAATTCTACTTGATTAGATGACAAAACATATTCATTCATATAGGGGTCAAAGCCACCTAATTTCTGAGTGTCTGGAGATTCTATAAATAAATCTCTAAACCAAGAACGCATACCAGCTTCTGAAATAACAACAAGCTGTTCATCTTTATAGTTACCACCTTTAAGTTGTATTAATGCGCCCCTCTTTGCATCTGTAAAAAATTTATCTGGGCCAAAAGAAACAAAACTCTCTGGGTTAGAACTTATTCCATAATTCTCTATTCTTGCAATTTGAAGACCTAATACTTCTGGTACTGAAGTAAGAGTACTTGTTCCAGCTGCATCAGAAAGTAAATTCTTTCCTCTTAATACATAAGATATTTTATCTTCTTGTAGCGTGAGTATATCTGTTTCTCTGGCAAATAATTTCTGTATTGAACCAAAAGATTCTTCTAATGGTTTAAAGTTTAATAGACCAAGGTTAAACTCATTGAGTTTGTTTACATTAGTTTCATCATTAAATACACCACTATAGGTAAGGTCTGCAAATCTATGCGCTCGCTTATAGTCTACAGATGAAGTAGATGTAACTCTATCTCCTAAATTAAGCTGCTTTCCACTTATAGAGTCTCTAATCTTATAGCTTTCAACACCATTACCAAAAGCATAACAGTTATAAAATCCTGTGTCAATTATGGCTGGTTGAGAAGTTGAAAAGTTTTGACTCTGTACGTTTCCTGTATGCCCTCCATCAGCTCCAATTTGAAATGATAAATTATTTTCATACCATACATCTGGAAGTGCATCTGCTGGAATTGTTTCAAAAGCAATAGTACTGCTAAACCTAATAACCTCTATGTTTACATTTACAGTAGCTCTTTTGTTTTTCCTGCGAGTACAAGCATCAGGTCCCGTAACCATCAAAAACTTTTGACCTGTAGTCGTATTGGTATAAAACCTATAATAGTTAGTTAAATCTGAAGTACTTATGTCTGAGATGGTAGGGTCTAAAGCTCCACTAGTAGAAGAAAGAACTACATTAGTATATCCAGATGGACTTGTAATACTATCGTCTACAAGAAAAGTTCCAATATTATCTCCAACCCACCAGTCTTCAAAATTAGCATAAGTTTCAGTAGAGACAAATTCAGCTTTAAACACATTTGAACGAGCAGGACAACTGCCTCTTCCTGTTCTTGTTTGAGATATATCTATTTTAATTCTAGCGCCCGCTGGTATGGTGTAGTCCTGATAAGACGTAGCTCCACTACCCGCTGGGTTTATAATGTTTACAGGGTAATTTACTAATGGGTTTTCTCCTCTTCTATCTGCTGTGTCTTCACGAGGACCTTGTATTACAAAAGGCCCTCCAACACTTGTATCAGTTACTATGGAAAAGTTATTTGGATTTAATTTCATGTATGGCCCAGAGGGAACATATAAATTAATAGGGTCTCCAGTAACTGGGTCATCTTGACCAGTAGGTATAGTCAAAAACCCTTCCTCTTGAACTTCTTTTTCTAATACTGTAGTATATACACAATTTTGTGTTGGACCATTAATATCTGACTTAACTATAAGTCTATCTCCATCTTCAACTTTAGCTGCGCTTTCTCCTTCTAATAAAAAATATGCAGCATTACTTGATGGGTCTTCAAAATAAACATTACTATATATTGTATCGTAAGTATCCTCATCTGGTTTTATAACAAACTTATATCTTGTTGCCCATGATGGAGCTACCTGCGCAGTTGGTATAGTGACCTGTATTGAGTTTTTTGACGCTGAGTTAGAACAGGGTATCTGAACTGTGTTATCTGGGCTTACAAGCGCTGTAGATGAACGATTAAATTCATCCATGTAAACAATACCAATTTCATAACCCCTGTTACTATGAAGACTTGTTGGATTAGCAATTTTTTGATATGTAGCCTCGACAAAATTTATAGAATAATATTCATAAACATTATCAATAAAAATTGGAGCGCCTATATTTGGAGTATAGGCCATAGCTAAAACTTGTATGCCTATTTGAGAGCTTCCAGGGACAGCTATTACCGACAACGGTTGATTGCCTGCTGTTATACCACTTTGATATTTGGTTAAAGAATCTAAATTTTCAGGTAACTCACAATTAAACTGGTCTGTAAAAGTTGTTCCATTACAAGAGTTTGCGACAGTTTCTATGTTTCCAGCAGTTCCTATTCTTTGCAAAAAATCAGCGCTTGTAGCTAACTCATAAACAGAACCGTATGAGGTAGGAAGCACATAAGTAAATGATAAATTTACATTTGTAGTTGTTTCTGTAGGCAAAGGAGTCTGACCCCCAAAAGGGCGAGCAAATTGGTTGTGCTCTATTTTTAAATCTATAGTTATTGATGCTCCAGCAATTAACTCAGCACCACTTAAATCAACATAAACTAATGAATTAGGTACTGTAACGGAAGTTGTTTGCGTATCAGGTATGGTATAATTTGCGGATACTGTAGAGTTATTTAAGTTTGTATTACCTATTTCTTCAGCAACTAAATTGGCTGAATACTCAAGCTTTACAGGAGCTTTGTTCAAATCTATTAAATCATAGCCTTCCACATAGTTTCCATATATCAGTCTATTACCCATAACTGTCTGACCTTGAGCCAATAAAGGAACATTGTCATAAAGTCTTAATATCTCAGACTCTGGTAAAACTGTAAATATTTTGCTATTACTAAAAGTGTAAGTGTAATTTTGATTATCTGAATACCCTAAGTTAGCTTTATCTAATTTTTCAATTACTTTAATTATAGAGTTATTTGACTCTTTAAATAACAAATCAATACCAACAACTAGTGGTCCTCCAGAATTAAAAGTAATTATACAGGCGTTTGTTGAGTTAGTCATTCCCTTATTCAAATAACTATTCAAACTAAAATCAAAAGAATTAGGAATAAATGAAGGCTCACTAAATTGAGATGTAGCAGAATACTCTCCGTCTTGATATCTGTATCTATAGGCAAAACTTATAAAACGCTCCTCTAAAAAGTCCTCATCTCCAGCTATAGTTATTGGCTGAATAGTAGGAGCGCTTACTGGTGGTTTTTTTATAACCAGTAAAGATTCTTCAGAAAATTGGTCTAAGTATGATGCCATCTTTAAGTATTAATTGTATATGTAACATTATTAGTTAATGTTAGTCCATTTATAGTAACCTCTCCACTAGATTCTGGCTGTAAACTATCTCCATTACCATCAGTATATGATATAGAAGAAGTACTATAACTAGTAGACCATGTTCCACTACTGCCATCACTACCAGTAATAGTCCCACTTAAAGTACCAGTCCCTGGATTTCCGATACCCGATACATTTACAAGTCCAATAGAAACTCTACCTGCACCTGAATTTCCACTAGTATCTAAATCAAATTGAGTTAATGCTAATCCACTAACATTACCAGCTCCTTGAATACCAAATCCTTTTGTTGTATCAAAAAAAGCTGACTGATAACAATCCACTCCTGGCAAAGGTATTTGAGTTGTTGTAGGACTAGAACCAGCTCCAATAGATGGTATGCTTGTCGGACATCCAGACAATGTTCCTGTATGCAATCCGAAAAAGTCAGTTCCCCCTATGTTTGATTGTCCCGACGTAAATATCCATCCATTTGTGAGTGGTGGTGTAGGAGTCGGTGGAGTCGGAGTGGGTGGCGCTGGTGAAATGCTAATAGGGTCGGGATAGTTTCTATTTATATTGATAAACCTTGGAGGATTATAATTGTCTGTAAAAAATAACAAATCCCCAACTCTGTCAACAGAATTTATTAGATAAGAAGGATTGAAGTTTAGTGTTGTATTTACTCCAAGACCATTATCGATACTTATAACATGATATGTCGTAGTATTTGTCTTAACATTAAAAGAAAGAATCAAATCTAATTTTCCAGTGTCTCCATCAACAAAAGTTGAATCATGTACAAACCAATAAATAGTATCATTAGCGCCATCTTCAAAAGCACCTATACATCTAGCGTTTATGCTTAAAGGTATGCCATTGAAATTTATAGAAGTAATTTTAGTATTACCCTTAGAATTTTCAACTGAGCCAATTTCAGAGTCTTCTGTAGAACCTAACCTTACGTTCAAGGCGTCTACATATTCTCCGTTTGGTATAAGCCTTTCATCAAGGCTTTTATTCATACGGCCAGCTATAAAATTTCTTTGAATATTTGCCATTTTACTTAATCCACTTATTCTCTCCTCTTAGATTCATAAGTAATCTACCAGGATGAATATTGCTTAATCTAATTTTTGCATTTCTAAGTAGAGCTGTTTTTCTTTTTCTAGCTCTATTTATAACGTATTCTTGAACATTAAATTTACTACCTAAAATAGCATATTCAATATAAGCGTATATATAATCTTCAAAAAGTTTATTAACTGAAACTTGCGAATCATCTCCCCCTTCCATTCCGTCAGATATATACTCCAATACACAGCTCTCATTAAGCATAGTAGAATCAAAATTTATAACCCCTGCTTTTTTATCTATTCTAAATGTAGGATTAATATTTGCCGTTTCTGTGTTTAAACCATATCTAGCACCTATAGTATAATTAGCATACCAATTGGCTTGTGTGTCCGCTGGTATTTGTTCTTCAGCGTTCTCTTGGTTTAAATAAATACTTTTTTGCTGTCCATTTTTTCTCTCTGTATCTAACTGAGAATCAGCAGTTACAACAGTTCCGTCAGGATTAAATGTAAGCGTTCCTCCAGAGCCCTGTAAATAAGACTGAGCTGAGTTCACTTGAATATTTTCATTTAAAGGTCTTAGCCAGCCGTCTTTATATAATGAGATACGAATCCAATTGACATAGTCGTTAGGCAAAACAAAAGTGAGATTATCATAAACTGTAAGCTCTAAGGCTTTTATTTCCATAAAAGCATCATAGTTAAGTTCTTGTATCCCACGCTTTGCATGAAACAATATTTTATATCTTTCTTCGTTATTAATTAAAGAATGATTCCCAGAATACATTAACTGGAAATTATTTACTATATCTTCCAAGCTTACATATTGATACGACCCCCAATTTTTATTGGTTGGTGATGCTCCAGCATTCTCGTAATATTGATATTGTGATAAATATGCCATCTTATTGTTCTTGGTTTTCTTGTTGTTCTAGCGCCTGTCCAAACTGTACTGTTGGTATTTCTCTTATTGATAAACCGGCGTACTGTAATATTCTAGCAACTAAATTATTTCCATCATCTTCAGGTAGCTCAAAGTCTTGATAGTCTGATTGAGATTGGTCAAACACAGGCTCTCCTCCAGATAATGAAACGTATGTCCATTTAGGGTCTTTGGGATATCTTATATATTGAGAAACCACTCGACCTACCTGTGAAACTGTATTTGGATATAATGTTATCAAGCTCCCTTCCTGAGTGTACGCTGGAAAAGTAATGTTTGGAGCTGTAAGCATTGATTTGTTTAGCATAGTAATTTTACTATGGTTTACCTGCTCGGCTTCATTTTTTAAATTAGCAGCCTTATAAACTGAGTAATATAGTCCTGAAGAAGTCAATACAGCAGTGCTCACTATAAGCTGAGTTTCACTTGTTACCGATTGTACTGTTAAATTTGTAACTACAGAGTTGCTAAGCACAACAGATACAGTATCACCTACAGACACACCATCAGTCTGAAAAGTGGCCGTAGAGTCTATTAAAGCTGTATTACCACCACCAGTAGATGTTGTTACACCAGATGAAGTTACCTCGCTATATATTAAAACCTTATTGAGTAAATAATAATCAGACCCAGTAGTTGCAGCGGTTGGCACTGAATACACATTTGCTGATGAATTTGCTAAACTTGAAGTTACTGAAAAAGTATCTATAACCTCTTCATATCCTTTTGTTATGTCGGCATATCCCGTTCCAGATACTCTCCCATTTTCTTTGTTAATCTGATTATTGTAAGATATAAAGTATTCGTCAAAAATATCTAACTGCGCTTGCTTTGCAAACAAATTAAAATCTGATGGAGATATATAACCGTAATTATTCTTGTTAAGGATAGCAAGAACTGTATTTCTAACAGCGTTTATCATCGCTTTCTTTTTTACAAAGATAAGCAAAAAAAAAGAGGTCAATTATT